TTTATTAACCTTAATTTCGGAATTTTCATAATCCTTGTTAAGAATAAAGTGTAAAACTGCATTATACTGTTGTAACACCGGTTTCAAAATTGAATGAAAATCTTTATCAAAGAAATCCATTAAAAGTGCGGTGAAGTAAACTGGTTTTCTACTAGTTCTTAAGAGTACTTTCGTACCCAGTGGAGATAAATTAACTCCGCTAGAATGAAATCAATTCTTAGCAAACTCAATTAGATTACCATAAAACCCTTTTACGGGGTTTACTTCAACACCAAGATCAATTAAGAAATTAGTATACTTAACAGCTGCTGTATTACTATGAATACAAACATCATCACCTAATACCGCGTATTGGCCTGTTCCACTATTATACTTATCTAATGAAGATAATACTAAAACATGATTTGCTAATGCCAACATTACAAAAGAGCTATAAGCCCCCATTGGTTGACCAACTGAATATATATAATCAGATCCATCATATGAATAAGGCCTACTTAAGATAGATTTTCATAAATCACCAGGTAAACCTAGTGAATTAAGAATATCTTTTTGAAATTCAACGGGTAATCTATCCGTTGCATTAGAAAGATCTAATGAATTAAATTCATTAGAATTCTTATGTAGTTCCAACATAACCTTTACAGGGTTAAGTTGGTCCTTAGTTCCATCTTCTGGAATCTGAGATAAAATATCAGAAATAAAGTCATGCAATGGTCTTAATAATCACTGAGTTCATTGATCTGTTATACCAATTACTCTTGCTTTACCTTTAAGTTCATAGACTATAGATAGTCTACCCAAATTAAGGGGTAACATAAAAGTTACTAAAAATAAAGGAAAACAAAGTATAAGAGATATTATAAAGACAGATGTAAATAAATAATATTTACATTTCAATGAATAAGAGATAAAATTAAGAGCTAAAATAGGATTTCTAATGAATGCAATAGTGTCAAGACCAAAAGATAGAAAAGCCAAATGACTATTAGTTCCAGACTTATTACTAATAAAGAAAGAAGGTTTCTTTAACCTAGGCATTTTAAAATTTAATTTGCCCAAACTTTCCTTAATTAGATCTAAGTCTAAGGATAACATCTTTCCTGAATGAGGGTTAGTAACTGAACCGAATTTTAATTCGTGTTTAGGACCAAGTCCTCTATTTCATGAAAATAATGTTATAATGGCCCTAAATAAAGGACTAGGGGCCTCATTAGCTTCTAAAAGAAGCTTCTGAGACTCTATGTACTGTTTAAGGTCATTACCTAATATCTTCGGTAATCCATTCTTATAAGTCTTAACTCAAATCTTGTTTTGATTAATACTTTTATTAGAAATAAATTGACCTATCAATCTAAAACATTCCGACCAATATTGTGTCAGAAATTTAAGACCTGATTTATTCAAGATGTTAACAAAGTTATCTAAGATAACATGTAATCTTCTTGTTGTTGATTTATCAAGTAATAATAGTAAAGAAATTATTCTCAATAATCT